GTCATATATTCTAGCTAGCATAATATAATTTACCATAGGCAAATTATCTTCTAAATTATTATTTTCTATATTATTGTCCATCTGGTCTACCTAAGTCTTCCCAAAATATTTCTCTTCCCATGTTATCAGTTACTACCATAGGAGTAGATTCGCATTGGCATTCATTTTCGCTACATTTTTTCATTATGATTTACCATCCTTACAATGTCATCATATAATTTAGTTCCTATATTTTTTCTATAATCACACGATAGGCAATATAAAAATATATTATCTTCAGCGTCAAGATTAGAAAGAAGAGAACCTTGATCGATTGGACATTCCATTTTCGATACAAGGCCCTCTTCTGAAAGAGCTATATATTTGGATACGTATTGTATCTTCATATACCTACCTTTCTAATTTTTGAATTCTTTTAAGAATTCTTTATATCTTACCCCATTTAGGGAAGACCATGATGACCAATCAATTCCGCCCTTAGTCATATAATACGTTATCTCTGCGTTAATTACTGGGTCAAACAATAAAATGTTTGACTTTAGATCAAATTTTTCTTTACGATCAATGCCGAGTTCACCCAACATATTAATCTGAAAAATTCCGTAGGAACTGTCTCCAGTTTTCCTGTTACCATTGTAAGCCATAGGTCTAGAATTAGATTCTGCCTTTGCAATAGCCCAAGCCTGTTTAAGGGCTTTTCCTTCAAAGCCAACAGCTGATAGGAGTTCTTTTAGTTCTCCGTCTGTTAGCATCTCAGAAGGCTTGTATACAGTAGTGCTGTACTTCTCTAAGGTTTCTTTCTTTATTTGTACTGTCGATTTAGGTGTTTCCACCCCAATAGCTTGAGATGCTGGCATTACTGGAACAACCGTGTTGTTTCCGAATAGGAATAATGTTATCATTACTATTGCGGTCCAGTGATGGGCAACATCACTAAGCTTTTGTTTTATATTCTCCATTGGCATTTCCTCCTTTAGAGATAACGAACTATAAGAATAGCATTGTCAGTAAGTTACTGTCAAGTCAGTTGACCAGAAAGATTATATGCAAATATCATTTTTTACACCTACAATTAACTTCAAGAACTCTAATGGATATGGTTATGCTGGATCAAATATAGCTACTTCGTTAAAAGAGTTAGGCCATGAGGTTCCATATTCTTATCCAAAAGCTCCAGTACAATTAAATTTTGCTCAGCCAGAACATTTTAAAATGCACAGAGGTCAATATCAAATAGGATATACTCCGTGGGAATCTACAAAAATTCCAGATAAATGGAAAAATATGCTAGATCACTGCGATGAAATTTGGACAACATCAGACTGGTGTGCTAATGTTTTTGAAGATAATGGATATAAAAATATTAAGGTTTATCCACATGGAATACAAGACATATGGAAGCCAAAAAGAAGAAGAGAATCAGATAAGATTAAGTTTCTTCACATTGGAGAACCAGCACCAAGAAAAGCTGGCCAAATGGTGGTGGATGTGTTTGGAGAACTTTATGGAAATAACCCTAAGTATTCTCTTACAATAAAAGCGTATCATCATAATACAACCAGAGTTTATAATAACTACATAGATAAAGAGATAATAGGTTTACCGCAAAATATTTATAATAATGTAAAGGTTATAACAGAAGAACTAAGTGATCTAGAGTTAGTTAGACTATATCATGATCATGATGTTTTAGTGTATCCAAGTTATGGAGAAGGATTTGGTTTTATTCCGCTTCAAGCTCTTGCTACTGGAATGCCAACTATATGTACAGCAAGTTGGGCACATTATGAAAAATACTTAGGGCCATTAAAATTAAAATCAAAGTTAGTGGATTCTCCATGGCCATTTCCACACGAAGGCAAAGTTTTTGAGCCAAACCGTCAACACCTAGTTGAGCTTATGAGAGATGTTGTCTTTAACTTTAATGCATATTCTGGATATTACTATGCTCAGTCAACTAAAATACATGAAGAATATAATTGGTTAGAGTTGACTAAGAACTCTTTTGATCACATATTCAAAAAATTTAGCTAGCCCTAGACTCTTAAAAAAAAGTTTGATACACTTAGGTTTCATTAAAATTTATTAATCCGTAAGGCGGAAGAAGAGGTCACACTTAAAATGTCAAGAACTATTGAAAACCCATATGAAAACTTTATTGCATTGTCTAGATATGCAAGATGGATTCCAGAAGAAAATCGTCGTGAAACATGGGGTGAGACAGTAGATCGCTATTTTGACTTTATGACAAAACATCTTAAAGAAACTAAAGATTATATTCCAGATTCAAAACTTCTTCAAGAAATGAAAGAGGCGGTTTATAATAGAGATGTAATGCCATCAATGAGATCAGTAATGACTGCAGGTGCTGCATTAGATAGAGATCATGTTGCGGGTTATAATTGCTCGTTTGTTCCAGTAGATTCACCACGCTCATTTGACGAAACAATGTATATTCTTATGTGCGGAACAGGCGTAGGGTTCTCTGTTGAATATAAATATGTTAATAAACTTCCTCCCGTTCCAGAAACTTTAGAAAAGTCTACGACTGTAATTACTGTTGAAGATTCAAAGCAGGGTTGGGCTAAAGCATATCGTGAGCTACTTGCATTATTATGGTCAGGACATATTCCTTCTGTTGATGTAAGCAAACTTCGCCCATCTGGTGCTCGACTTAAGACAATGGGCGGAAGATCATCTGGTCCACAGCCACTTATCAACCTATTTGACTTTACTATTTCAAAGTTTAAATCTGCAACAGGACGACAGCTAAAACCAATTGAAGCACATGATATTATGTGTAAGATTGGAGAAATTGTTGTAGTTGGAGGAGTCCGTAGATCAGCAATGATCTCTTTGTCAAATATTAATGACATTGAAATGGCTCAAGCAAAATCTGGGAACTGGTGGGAAAACAATTCACAACGTGCACTTTCAAATAACTCTGTTGCTTACTCACGTAAGCCAGAAATGGAGCAATTTATTGCAGAATGGAAATCTCTTTATGACTCGAAGTCTGGCGAACGTGGAATCTATAATGTTGCGGCAGCGCAGAAGCAGGCAGCGAAGTATGGCCGTAGAGACCCTGAAATCCATTATGGAACAAACCCGTGTTCCGAAATTATTCTCCGTCCTTATCAGTTTTGTAATCTTTCAGAAGTCGTATTACGTGAAAAGGATACAGTTGAGGATATTTCAAATAAAGTACGTCTTGCAACAATTCTTGGAACTTGGCAATCAACGCTAACAGACTTTAAGTATCTTCGTAAAATCTGGAAAGATAACACAGAAGAAGAGCGTTTATTAGGAGTTTCTTTAACTGGACAATTCGGACATAAATTCTTCTCAGGTAAACAAGATATCAAGAAATTAGAAGAAGTTTTAGTTGGACTTCGTGAATACGCAAGAACAATTAATTCAGAAGAGGCTCAGAAGATTGGGATTCAAGAGTCTGCTGCTATCACATGTGTAAAGCCTTCTGGAACAGTTTCCCAATTGGTCGGGGTGTCTTCAGGAATGCATGCATGGCATTCACCATATTATATTCGTACAGTACGTGGCTCAAAAGGAGATCCAATCTCTACATTTTTAAAGGAGGTCGGAATTCCAGTAGAAGATGATGTTATGAAGCCAAACGATACATACGTATTTTCATTTCCAGTTAAGGCACCAGAGGGTGCGATTGTTAGAAATGATTTAACAGCAATAGAGCATTTAAATACTTGGCTTGTTTATCAACGTGCATGGTGTGAGCACAAGCCTTCAATCACTGTATCTGTAAAAGAAGATGAATGGATGGAAGTAGGAGCTTGGGTATACAAGCATTTTGATGAAGTTTCTGGAATCTCATTCTTGCCACACTCTGATCATACTTATAAGCAGGCTCCATACCAAGAAGTTACAAAAGAAGAATACGAAGCAGTTTTAGCACAAATGCCAAAATCGATTCGTTGGGAAGATTTGTCTTTCTACGAAACAGAGGACGGAACTTCTGGAACACAGACCCTTGCCTGTACATCAGATGGCAATTGTGAGATAGTAGATATATCAGCTTAGTGATACAATAGTATTTGGGTTAATACCCAAATTCTCAGGGCACCCTGCCCTGATTGGAGATGATAAATATGGCTAAATTCGATAAAGCCGATTTAAACAAAGATGGGAAAGTTACAATGCAAGAGCAAATTCTAAGCGCATTAGGTACATATGGAAGAGCATTCTTAGCAGCAGCTATGGCTCTATATATGACTGGAAATACAAATCCAAAGGATTTGATCGCAGCAGGCGTAGCCGCAGTTGCCCCAGTTATCCTTAAGGCGCTAAATCCAAACGATAAAAGCTTTGGATTTCAGAACAAATAATCAGTAGATTAGAAATACTCCTGTGCTAAAATTGGTACAGGAGTATTCCTATTTAGGAGACTATGGCAAATGGCAGTACAAAAAAATTTCGAAGTAGATCAAAATGCTACATTTACTTTTCAGGTTCAATACACTGAAGAGGATGCAGTAACACCAATTTCTTTAGTTGGTGCATCAGCAAAGATGCAGATCCGAGATACACCAGGCGGATCTAAGTTAGCAGTTTCATTAACATCACCATCTGGTGGTATCACTATAAATGGTGCAACTGGAACTTTAACAATTAGACTAACTCCAACACAAACAAATAAATTGTTCTACCCAAAATCTGCCTATGATATTATGGTCATCGATTCTGCTGGGAATAAAATTAAACTCCTTGAAGGGTTTATGGCTCTCAAAAGATCGGTGACTATTTAATGAATGAAAAAATAATAGTTACAGAAACTATAAACAATGTTATAGTTTCTTCTCCTGGACCACAAGGTATTCGTGGAAACACAATACTTAATGGAAGCGGAGCTCCATCATCAAATCTTGGAATAACAAACGATTTTTATATAGATAATGTTAGTAAAACTTTCTATGGCCCAAAACTTTCAGATACAACTTGGTCTGGGGCATCATCATTTTCCCTAGTACCTTCAACAGTACCAGATCATACACATACTTATGATGGAGATGTTGTTAGATAGTAAAATTATTAAAAATACATGATATAATTATTATGTACAAAGGCTTTAAATTTAGAGGTAATCATGGCAACCAATTATCCAAACTCTCTGGATACTTTAACAAATCCAAGCGGAACAGATAGTCTTTCTTCTCCGTCACACGCTCAACAACATTCAAATGCTAACGATGCAATCGAAGCTCTTGAGGCTAAAGTTGGAGTTACTGGCTCTTCAGTAACCACATCTCTTGACTACAGAGTAAGCACTCTTGAAGCAGGAGGACAGGTAGGAACAGAACTGGGACTTGCTGGAAACAACGATTCAACAATAAGCGGAATAGAAAACAAAACAGCAATTGATACTTTTTCTAAGTCCCTATATTCAACAGTAAGATATACGCTTCAGATTAAAAAAGACAGTCTTTTTGTATCCGATCAGTTAGACATAGTTAACGATGGAACAGATCTACATGTAAATAGATATGAGATATCATCCAATACAAATAATTCTCTTTATACTGTGCAATTAGAAGAAAATGCAGGTATAATTAGTTTGTCAGTAACACCAACAAGTGGATCTATAACCGCTAGATATTATAGAACCGCCTTAAAAAGTTAAGGCGAAAGGGATAAAAAATGGCAACAGTAGATAAGAATTTTAGAATTAAGAATGGGTTGGTTGTTGAAGGATCAACAGCTACAGTAAATGGATCTAATATCCTTACTGAGAATTCAACAGAGTTCATACAAGATACCGCCGCTGCATTAATTACAGGCGGAACTCATACAAACATAACCGCCACATATAATGACTCAACTGGTACATTAAATTTAGTTGGTGCAGTTACATACACTGATGAGCAGGCACAGGATGCAGTAGGTAATGCAGTAGGAACTGGTCTTTCATATAACGATACAACTGGTGCCATATCTGTTGATACAACAGCTATACAGGCAAAGGTTGCAAATGTATCAGATACCGAAATCGGATACCTTAATGGCGTAACTTCTGCAATTCAAACTCAATTAGATGCAAAAGCAGCCTCTTCAGATCTTACATCTCACACAGGCGCAACAGAAGCACACGGTGCAACTGGTGCTGTAGTTGGAACAACAAATACTCAGACACTTACAAATAAGACTCTTACATCACCAGTAATTAATACTCCTACTGGAATTACAAAGTCCGATGTAGGTCTTGCAAATGTTGATAATACATCAGATGCTAATAAGCCAGTCTCTACAGCAACTCAAACCGCCCTCGATGCTAAATTAGCACTATCTGGCGGAACTATGACTGGTGCAATTGCAATGGGTGCAAACAAGATCACTGGTCTTGGAACACCAACAGATTCAGCAGATGCTGCTACAAAAGCTTACGTGGATGCAGTTTCTGAAGGACTTCATATTCATCCAGCAGCAAGAATAGCAATACTTACAAATGTTGCAATTGCCACTGGCCTTGAAAATGGAGATACCGCTGGCGGAGTAACACTTGCAACAGGAGATCGTGTTCTTGTCAATGGACAGTCCACAGCCTCTGAAAATGGTATTTACGTAGTTCAGGCTTCAGGACAAGCACTTCGTGCGACAGACTTTGATACAGCAACAGAAGTAGATAGCGGAGACTTTATCTTCGTAAGTTCTGGTACTTATGCAAATACAGGTTGGGTGCAAACACTTAAACCAGCAACAATTGGAACAGACCCAATATCATTCACACAGTTCTCAGGTGCAGGCACATTTACTGCTGGCAACGGATTAACTCTTGACGGTACAGTATTTAGTATTGATACAACAATTACACAAACTCGTGTAGCAGATGTGTCTGATACAGAGATTGGCTACTTAAATGGTGTTACTTCTGCTATTCAAACACAGTTAAATTCTAAGTTTGCTTCAGCAGATGCTTCAACAACAAATATTTCTGAAGGAAGTAACCTCTACTTTACCAATGAAAGAGCGCAGGACGCCATTGGTAATAACGTCGGAACTGGACTTTCTTATAATGATACTACAGGTGCAATATCTGTAACAGAAAATACTTATGAGCCATATGGTGCAGCAACTACAGCACAAAACGCATTAGACGATGTTTTAGATGCTACAACAGCATTTACAGCAATAAATGTTAATTCAGTTGCCAAGCAAGTTGCCGCAACAACAGGAAATATTGTAACCGCAGCAGCAACTACAGCTTACTCATGGGCAAAGGCTTCATACCGAAGCGCAGAGTTCCTTGTTAAGTCAAAGACTTCAACACACACAGAAGTTACAAAAATTATGTTGACTCTAGATTCTTCAGATAATGTTTATCTAACAGAGTATGGAATGTCATCAACAAGCGGAACTTCTCTTCAGTCAATCACAGCAGATATAAGCGGAACAGATGTAAGAATCCGCGTAACACCTGCAAATAACAATACCGAAGTATTAATTACTGGTACACTGTTAGTATAATTAAATAAAAGGTACGGGGTCCTTTCAAAACCCCACCAAAAACAATTAGGGGATATGTGAACTTAAATGGCAACAACAAATAAGAATTTCAAGGTCAAGAACGGATTAAATGTGGCTGGAACAGCGACATTTGATACCGATATCGTACTTGGCACAACTCCTATTGCTTTTGATACAAATACTAAAAGGCTCAAGGTTTATATTGATAACGCTTGGCAGCCTATTGCTTTATACTCTGAAATACCAGATTTAACACAATCCCTTACATTTATGGATGTAGGCCTTTCTATTGATTATAATGGAGAGCCAACATATATAATTCAGGGTAACGGTGTAACACCTTCTGCAACATCTAAATTTATGGATGGTGGGTCACCAACAACTTCAGCAGTGGACTATATATTTGATTCAGGTGCACTTCAGTCATAATTTATTAAATGCTATAATATAAAATAGGAGAAACAAAATGTCAACAGTAAGAATTCAAGTAAGAAGAGGTACAGCGGCTCAATGGACTTCCGCCAACCCAGTTTTAGAAGCTGGAGAAATGGGTCTTGAGACAGACACAAAGTATATTAAGTTCGGTGATGGAACAGCAACTTGGTCAGCATTAGGTTATGCCAATGACCCAGGATTCCTTGATCTCTCAAACCAGTTAGTTAATTATGTAGAGCTAACAGATATTGGAGCGGTGTCTGGTGTAGCAGGACTAGATTCAAGCAAGAACCTTCTAGTTCCAGGAGCATCTATTATTGTTGAGGGCTCTACAAATAATGAATTTGAAACTACTCTTACTGTTACAAACCCAACAGCTGACAGAACAATTACATTCCCAGATGCTACAGGTACAGTAGCTTTAACATCAGATATTACAGCAATAATTGATGGTGCTCCAGGCGCATTAGATACATTAAATGAATTAGCGGCAGCAATTAATGATGATCAAAATTATGCTGTAACAATTGCAAATGCATTAAACTCATTGGGTAGTAATAAGCAAGATAAAGTTACAGATGTTTCAGATACTGAAATTGGATATCTTAATGGAGTATCTTCAGCAATTCAAACACAACTAAATGGAAAGCAACCACTTGTTGCTGGTGTCTCAGATACTGACATTGGTCGCCTACAAGGTATCACATCAAATATTCAAACTCAGATAGATGGCAAACAATCAGTTGTTGCAAATGTTTCAGATACTGAAATTGGATATCTTAATGGCGTAACTTCTGCAATTCAAACTCAGTTAGATGCCAAAGCTTCTTCTGCTAATCTAGACTCACACGCTTCGGACACAACTGGAATTCACGGTATTGCAGATACATCCTTATTAGCAACACAATCTTATGCAGATGGAAAAGCATCAGATGCTCAGACAAATGCTATCACAGCAGCAGGAATCGCAGCAGCTTCAGCAATTGGCACAGCAGTAACAAATCACGAGAATGACACTACAAACGTTCACGGAATTTCAGATACTTCTGTTTTAACAACAGCAAGTAATACACAAACTTTAACAAACAAGACTTTAACAAGCCCAAAGATTAATGAAGATGTTGCAGTAACAGCAACTGCCACAGAGCTTAATTATGTTGACGGAGTTACCTCAGCAATTCAGACTCAACTAGATGCAAAAGCATTATCTTCTGATTTAAGCTCACATGCAACAGATACCACATCTATTCATGGAATCTCTGATACAGCACAACTAGCTTATTTAAATGCAGCAAATCAAACATTTACTGGAAATATGGAAGTTGACGGCAACGTAGTTGTTGATGGGAATTTAACAGTTAATGGTACATCCTTTAACGCATCATCAACATCTATTGTAATCGAAGACAGTCTTGTACAGTTAGCTCATCAAAATCCAGCAAACACAGTTGACCTTGGTATTGTGGTTGGATACAATGACGGAACAGCTAAACACTCAGGTTTTGTAAGAGATGTTTCTGCTGATATTTGGAAGATATTTAAAGGTGTAACAACAGAACCTACAACTACGGTTGATTTTACTGAAGGATCACTTGATAACCTTCAGCTAAATAACTTAACCGCAGCAGGAGTTGTCTTTACAGATGGAACACAAACAAAAGAAGGCGTACCATCACAGACTACAATTATTCAAAAGACCGCAGCATATACTCTTTCAGCTCTAACAGAAAGAGACGATCTAATTGAAGTTTCACACACAGGTGGATCTGCAGTAGATATAACAATCCCAGCAGATTCAACACTAAACTTCCCAATTGGCACTGCCATAGATGTTCTTAGAACAAATACTGGAGGAGTTAGAATTGTTGGAGCAGGTGGGGTTACAGTAAATGCGACTCCAGGAGCTTTCTTAAGAGCCCAGTGGTCATCTGCAACACTTTTCAAACGTGCAGCAAACACTTGGGTATTAATCGGCGATTTAGCAACAGCATAATAGAATAGGAGATATAAAAATGGCAGCAGGTAAAAGAACAGGTAAAGTTTCAGGTCAGATAAGTCAGCCAGAAGCAGTAGTTATATCTAGCGCAACAGATGTTGGGACATCAAGACCATATCTAGCAACAGCAAATACAACTTCTGAGGCAAATGCGGCTGGAACTGGTGGAGCTGTCACATTAACATTTGCAGTTCCTTCTGGATCTGCATCAGCATCCTCATTTACAATTACAACAACTCCAAGCACATATACTGTAACAGCTTCTTCAAGCCCATATACATTCCAAGGCCTTGCCTCTAATACAGCATATACATTTACAATTGTTGCAAATAGCGCAGTAGGGTCTTCTGCATCCACAACATCATCTTCAGTAACAGCAACGACTGTTCCTCAAGCAATTCAGACAGCTTCAGTTACTTCAACAGTTGCAAATAGAGATGATATTACATGGGATGCTCCAGCAACTGGAGGAAAAGCTATAGCAAGTTATACAGTGACTTCTACAGATGGACCTTCGTATACTGGAATTCTTGTAACTTCAAAGAATATTGATGAAACTGGTGGATCTGCACAAAGCTATGATATATATGCTCTTAATGCCAACGGTACATCTGTGGCAAAAAGAGTTGGACCAGTTACTACATTCTTCTCTCCACCGAGCTTCTTCGGTCCACCTACTTTCTTTGGTCCACCTACTTTCTTTGGTCCGCCAAACTTCTTTGGTCCGCCAAACTTCTTTGGTCCGCCAAACTTCTTTGGTCCACCTACTTTCTTCGGTCCACCTACTTTCTTCGGTCCGCCAGGGTTCTTCGGTCCGCCAGGGTTCTTTTCTCCTCCTTCATTCTGTTCTTTCCAGTGTCCATATGGAACATACTGTGAAGGCAATTCATGTATCGGTTAACTTACATAATATAGTGTAAGCATAGTAGAAAGAAAAAAATATGACAAGCAAATATGCTTTGTGCATAGAAATAGAAGAAGGTCTATACGAAATATTTGATATATTGTATTTTGAAAAAGATACAGATATAGATAAACGGTATAGGGAGTCAATTGCTATGGGATCAAAGGCTATTATGGCCCCAGACCTTAATAATATTAAGATAGGCGCCACGTTAGTAGATAATAAATTTATGATTGATAATCAAGAAGGTGTTAGAGAGTTTAATCCCAATGATATTGCTTACGTGTTCTTGTCAAACAATAAAATTTTTGGTATCATATCTATGGATAAAGATAGTATCAATTCTGCAAAGTACAGAGCAGCTTTTGATGGCAATGTGATTATAGTAGATGTTTCCAAAGAAGATTCCGTTGGATTTGGAGATATCTGGGACTCTAGCAAAAATTTAATATTAAAATAGTAGAAAGAATAAATGATGTCTAAATGGAAAGAATGGAAAGAAAGTTTAGGTGATTCTAGGCCATGGCACTTAATTGACCCAAATAAAAAAATACGTGAGCAGTCAATTATAGATAAAAGAATGAGTCTTTGCATGGGCTGTGAATTTTTTTTGCCGACAAAACAGTGCGATAAATGTAAATGCTATATGCCTGCAAAAACAACTCTTTCAAATGCTGAGTGTCCTATAGGTAAATGGCATAGAGAAGATCAAGAATAATATGATAAAAAATATAATTGGTCCAGGTATAGTAGTATATAAAAATATTTTTTTAAAATCTATGAATTTAGTAGAAAGATATGAGCAAAATATAGGAGATTCTTGGGCTAAAGCTAAAACCAATGAAAGTTCCCTATATCAAGGTGAAGGTAGATTTTGTCAATCTTTTGTGTATAGCAACATTTCTTTAGATAAAGAGGCAAAAAACTCAAAAGAGTTGTTAGAGTTATACGATGAAGTAATGATAAAAATTAAAGAATGTTTGTTAGACTATGAAAAAGATTATCCAGTTAAAGTAGAATATTTTGAAGCATTAAATGTTATTAAATACTCTGTAAATAATTTTTTTAATTATCATACAGATGACGGACCAGATGTTAGATACACTGTCTCCTGTGTAGGATATCTAAATGATGAATACGATGGAGGAAACCTCCACTTTAAATTCTTTGACATTAACTATCAGCCAGAGTCTGGAGATTTAGTAGTTTTCCCATCTGCTTATATATATGCACATGCAGCATATCCAATTAAAGCGGGAACAAAATATGTATTGGCCTTAATGACCGATAGAACACAAAAGGGTCACAGAAGTGACCAATATAAATAAATTGGAGTATAAATGTTAAGTAATGCTGAATTTCTAGGTCCAGGTATTGTTGTCTATAGAAATGTATTTACGCCAGAAATGAATTTAATTAATAGACTAGAAGAAACTTTATCAGATAGCTCTGATGTAAATCAATGGAAAACTGCAAAAACTGGATATGCCTTGGTAGATAAAAGATATAGAGATTGTTCAGATTTTAAAATTAAAAAAAATACATGGGATGATGCTGGTAAAAGTGAGTCTACTCTAAAGTTAGAAAAAATTTGGGAAGATTCGTACAAGGTACAGTTAGCTCCAGTAGAAGACTATAGACAAATGTTTGGCTTGGCTCCTCTAAACTATTGGGAATCATTTAACTTTATTAAATATGGCCAAGATCAACATTTTCAAATTCATTCAGATCACGGATATTCTTATATATGCGTACTTTCTTCAGTTGGATATATTAATGACGACTACGAAGGAGGCGAGCTATTTTTTGACAAATTTAATTTAAAAATAAAGCCCAGGGCGGGAGATCTTTATTTATTCCCCTCATCATTTATATATTCTCATGCTGCGATGCCAGTAACTTCTGGCACTAAATACTCTATAGTTACCATGCTTGATTATTTAGAAGCACCACATACTCCAGAATACAGAGAGATCGAAAAAAGATATACAGAGAATTATGTATGATATTTTAGTTTATAAAAATACAGAAGATTCTGCTAATATATCTCAGCTTTCCGTAAAAAGAGATTGGATGGATAATACTGTAGATGCCCATGCCTATAAATGTTTTCCAGTTACACTTACAAATTCGCTGGGATGGGGAATATCATACCCAGAAGATATATCTTTTGTCTGGGATGGAATATCAGATACGTCTAGTCATCACGTTAGGGTTCTTTCGGGGCATAAATATTGTAATTTAGGCAGAGCAAATGGAACAATAAGCTTCAAGACAGGTTTGGTTTTTAGAACTAATGAAAACACTACTTTGTTGCAAATGCCCGTACCTAATTTATTTACAGATGAATATCAATCATTTACAACTCTTATAAGCACCTCATTTTTTCAAGGAGAACTTCCCTGCGCTTTAAGAATATTAAAGCCAAATCAAATAATAACAATTAAAGCAAATACTCCAATTTCATCTATAATTCCAATATCTTTATCAGAAATTCAAGGGTCTTGTGTTTCTTATTCTGGAATAGAGATATTAAAGCCCAGTCAATATGGTGAAAAACATTTAGATATAGTAAAAGAAAAAACTTCTAAGGGACTATGGACAAACTTTTACAGAGACGCTATAGACCCAGAAGGAAATAAATTAGGTAACCATGAAGTAAAATCAATTAAATTAAAGGTGATTGAAAAATAATATGAATAAAAAAATAACATTTGTTTCTCATCAATTATACAACAATGATAACCCAGACCTTTCCCCCAAGCCAGGAAAAAGACAAGTTCCCAAATGGTTTTCTTCTGCAAATAAGTATTGGAAGGAAGAAGGAAAGGAAGAAGTTTTAAGGCACCAATGGGGCTCAGAAATACTTGGGTTTAAGTCTTGCCCAGCCTTGCTAGACATATTTTTAAGCGGATACTACTTAACGACACCCTGTGACATTATGTTTTATAAGGATACACAAAACAATTTATTGTTGGCTAAAACTGAGCCAGGATATGAAAGCTTTATTGGGTCTAGGGTTCCAATGGAAGGGTTTGAGGTTCCTTATGGATACGAAGCACAACATTTTCATTGGTATCCAAATTGGGGAGTTAAATTAGAAAAGGGTTATAGTGCAATTTTTATGTCTCCAATGAATAGATATGATTTACCTTTTATAACTACTGCTGGTATAATAGATAGCGATATGTTAGAAATACCAGGCCTTACTCCATTTTTTTTAAGAAAAGATTTTTCTGGTTTATTGCCAGCAGGAACACCATATCTTCAAATATTTCCATTTAAAAGAGAAGATTGGAATATGGAATTAGATTATAAAGAAGAACAAGAAATGAATGAAATAAAAAATAAAGCTTCAAAAATTTTGAGAACAACTGAAAACGGACAATATAAAAAGAAATTATGGCAAAGAAAGGTATACGAATGATACAAGATGCTAATCAAAAGGTTCAAGAGAGAGTAAGGTACGCCAGGAAGTCAATTACTCCATCAGGTTATTTTGGAAACTCTTCAGATAATATCGTAGAATTAGAAAATTTTATGACAATTGAAGAGCAAGAATACCTTTTAAATTTTGCTAAAAATAACACATTGTGGGATATAACGGAGTCACAATGGAATGAAAATGGCAACATCATATACGACCACAGGGTTTGGGAAAATCGTGTTGCAACAGTTGGAACATTGAAAAAGGCTGACGAAAAAGTAATTGAAATACTAGAGAACTTAACAAATAGAATGCAGCCTATTATCGAAGAAAAATTTAATGTTACAGTTCAACCAGCTGCACCAGCCATAGTAAGATGGCCAGTTGGAACCATGCAATTCCCACACGCAGATAAAGAACTTCATGAAGGTCCAGACGCTGGAACAGAAAACGAATTTCCTTGGTATGACATAGGAACAGTATTCTATATTAATGATGACTATGTTGGAGGAGAACTATATTTTCCTAAGCAGAGCATAGTGTTTAAAACTAAGGCCAGGGGAGCATATTTTTTCCCTGGAGACATGCACTATATTCATGGAGTTAATGTTGTTAAAGAAGGATGTAGGTATACATTCCCGCTTTTTTGGACAGTTACGGAATTAGAAAGAGATAAGCATGAGTAATGAATTTGATTTTTTTGAAATTTATCCGATGGTTGATGTTTACAAAAACCTACTTCCAGATTCAAAAAAAATGGCAGAAATAGTTAAAGAATCTTATGCATCTTCAAAAGGTAAATATTATTTAAGAGAATGGGACCAGTGGTCGATATTTGGAGCCTATACTCAGCAAAAACATGATCCAAACGAACCAAGAGAACACGGTCAAATGTACGATGACGAAAAGTATTTGTCTGACTCTGTTTATGCGGCTTATTCAAAAGCAATATTTGATTATGTAAAAAGACATAATTTAAATCTTCCCGAAGGTGCCTCACTTCTTACATCATCATTTTCAAAATATGATACGAATATTGATGTAATGAATAATAATATGTCCATGCAATATCACACAGATTATGTGATTTCAGAAAAAGATATGCCAGGGCCTAAGTTCTTTTTAACATGCACAACCTATCTTAATGACGATTATACTGGTGGAGAAATAGAGTTTTTATTGGATGGGGAAACGTATCCTTATAAGCCAGACTCTGGAGATATTTTGGTTTTCCCATCAGGAGAACCTTATTTCCATGGAGTTAAAACAATTACATCAGGGGAAAAATTTTTTGTAAGAAACTTTGTTTTTTATCCATATGCTGGCTCGGAAGAATGGTTAAAGAATCAAAGGCATTATGGTGCGGTTCGTTGGGCTAAAATGGAAGAAGAAAGACTTGAAATAGAAAACCCTAAAAACATGAGATATCATAAGATGGAGGAAAAGCATGAAAATTACTAAGCACAAAGAAGATGTTTTCCATGTGTCAGACGTTGTAACCAAAGAAGAAGCTAATAAGATAATTAGATATTTAGAATTTTTAGCAGAGTCAAATCTTTTAAAATGGAATCAAATATCTTTTTATGACTCATATGCAATGGGATTCTGGGAGTCAGATCCAAAGCTGGTGATGTTTGACTTGCCCCCAGACTATTTTGCTAGACTTAATTCTAGAATAAAAGATGCGTGCGAAAAGGTTTTAGGTAAAGATCTTTCTGAGGTTAGTTATCATGCACAGAAGTGGATAGAAGGAGCATTTGCCTCATTTCACTCAGATAACTCAGACGATGAAGGCAATCCAACAGCATTTGAAAGAAGCAAGTATGCAGCATTTATGTATTTAAATGATGATTTTACTGGAGGAATATTAAACTTTAAAAATTATGATATTAGTATAAAGCCAGAGATAGGCATGCTTGCAGTATTTGCGGGAGGTCATGGAAATGAGCATGAAGTTACACAAATTAAAAGTGGTACAAGATATACAATAGGCTCGTTTTGGGATAATGCAGATTCAGTTTATACTGATGAGCAGAGAAAAAAATGGGCTGACGAATTGGCAGAAGTAAGAAAAGCTCAAGACGAAGAATATAAATTATGGGCAGAAGATAAAGAAAAGGGTCTAAGACCAAACTATAAAGGCAAAAACGAATAACAAATGAATACTCAAAAGCTAGAGGACAATATATATTATTATACAGAACTTTTTGAGAATAAAAACGAGTATATAGATTTATTAAAAGACCCTTCGCTTGATTGGAAAGATTGGTTCTCCAGCGATGGATTAATTCATTATGGTCACTCCATTGGAGGAAACCCGAAGTTATCAGATCATATTTTAAATCCAATTAAAGATTTAGTATATAAATGCTTGAAAGACTACACAGCAAATACAGGCCTATCTTTTGGATGGATACCAGAGTTTTATAGAATTCAAAAATATTCTACAAATGCTTATATGGGCCCACATGTAGACTCAATAGATAAGACAGCATTAAAATCACCAACTATATCTATAGTTTTGTATTTAAATGAAGACTACGAAGGTGGAAACATATGCTTTCCAGAACAAGGACTTGATATTAAACCAAAGGCTGGGAGTATGATTATATTTCCTTCATATCCACCATACTACCACGATCCAAAACCAGTAACAAAAGGCACTAAATATATGTGTCCTATATTTTGTTTCAAGGAGCCTTTCTAAGGTATAATCTTATTATGTCTTATAAATACTCAGTCATAAAAGATAATCCACTTGGGTTTTGGTTTCTAGATGAACAGTCTGGAACTACTGCTATAGATATATCTGGTTGTGGAAATAATGGCGTATATTTACAATCTGTTTCTACTTTTCCTCTGCCACTCACATATGGCGGAATAAATTCTGTAGAAATAACTAGCTCACAAAGTATAACTTTTCCACTAACATATAACTATTATGGAATAAGTAAAGGTACCCCAATAGCAAATAGTAGCTATTCTTTTAACCCATTTACGATAGAGTCTTTTATCTATCCAAAAGCTTTAACATCAACAATGGAACCAGTAGTTGCAGATGCATCAAACGGAGTCGGACTTTTTGTGAACAATAATGGCGTGGCATTTGCACTAAAAGGTTTATCTAATATTGATTCTAGAGTAGATTTTGCCATATCTAATTTTAGCCGTGTGGTACATGTTGTATGTGTTTATTCGGTGTCAGAAATATCAATATACATAGATGGAGAAAAACAAGCTTCAAAAACATTAAATGATTTTAAATTTACAAATTCATCTTTGTCACTAAAATGCGGACCCACTTCTAATTCATCAAATAAGTTTTTAGTTGATTCTGTAGCTATATATAGATATTCTTTATCAGAATCTCAAATACAAAATCATTATAATTTAGCTCAGTCACTACCAGCATTTAATACGACCTTTCCAGACCTTGGAGAGCTGTTTGACATATACGATACAAATATATCAACTAAGTTTGAGTATTCCTACCCAGCAAGAAAACCCTGGAAAGATTTAACTACAGCAGGACTAGAGTATGATTTTATAAAAAATAGAATACAAATTCCTGTTGGATCTGGAACTTCTCAGTCTGCATTTTTTACTGAGTTTTTATATATACCATCACAATATGGAATAGACGCTTCCAAGATAGAATGGTCTGCGACAGAAGGAGTATCCGTATACTCAAGTGTTGATGGAATAACCTATGTTGAATGTGAGAATGGCTCTAAAATACCACAGTATGGAAATTCTACTAGCGGAGAAGATTTTAATGCATCGTATAGCCTTTATATAAAGGTGCTTTTTGAGACAGCAAACGATAAAACAAATAATCCTTTTATGGAAAGCCTTACAATTAAGTTTTATAAATCACAGATTATTTATGCTACAAACTCTTCTAGTTACATATCACAAATGACAGATGACCCCGACTATTTTGCAAAAGCATATGCGGGAAATAAAAGATACTCAGCTTTATCAAGGAATATGCATAGTGGAATACGAGTAAAAGAAAACTCTGGATTCTATTTAAATCTAGGAAGACTTTGCACATCAATGGAGTTTTTCTATACTCCAAAAGATCTATCTGGCGGAGGTCTTGTATACAGAGAAGAAATTACTTTTATAGAGGTCCTAGGAGGACTATATAACACCTCATACACTGGATTGGCTGTGGCAGACGGTGGGCTATATAATTCTTCTTATACGGCCTCCTATGACGCAGGGCCAGCAAGTCCAGACATAGGGGTAGAATATACATGGGCATCATCTGGAACAATAACTAAAAATAATATAAAAAAGATATATATAAACGGAGTAGATAAAACATCTCAAACATCAATATCAAATGTTTTTAAGGCTGGTGAAATTTATCACGTAGTCCTGGTTTTTGATAATCAAATCATGAACTCAGTTAAGCTAGGATATTCCCTTGATGGGGCTTCAGAGTCTTCATATCAATATATATCTACATACGGCTATGAGCTAGATTCTGCAACAGTTACTGATCATTATCAAATTTATATAAATGGAGACCCTACTGTTATATCTGAACCGTCATTCTCCCTGACAGAAAATACAGCCGAAGTATTCGATAATGACTGGATTGTGATCCAAAACGTTTAATTTTGTCATCAATCGTGACAAAAGCTGGACTTAAACAAAATATAATGGTAGAATGAGTGTCTATGGACTTCAATAAGATCGGCACCAAAGTTTTAGACGAGGAAACAACACTCGGAATTTACGTATGGGAAATTGATGGAAAGTGGGTCGGAGACGACGAAGGAAACTACCTATCAATAACATCAATGAAGGATAACAAAGAAAGAATTGAAGCCTTGAGAAAAGCTGTTTCTGGATATGGTATAGACAGAGGGCAGCCATTATTTTTGTCGGGAAGACGCAAGATTGATGATGAAGAATATCAGTATCAGCAGTCAAGACTTAATTTAGGTTTAGTGCCAGACCCACTAGATGTAGGAAACTATAAGGATGAGATGAAAAAGCTCACTGTGCCAGGGAGATAAAAATGGAACATGTTGATGAAACCCCAGAAGTAAATGAAGAAATTCAGCTATCTAGTGCTGCTGATTGGTTTTCTTTTAAGAAAGAAACAGAGCATGATGATCCATTTAATATTCAATTAGATGACATTAGAAAGCTAAACGGATTAAGCCCAGCATTTCGCAGAAAAATAGGCAGAGAATTTTCTAAAGCCTTTACTGGAATAGATAGTACATCAACACAGCAAAACTTGCTAGCACAGGCAATAACTGGTTACGCCATGTTTGATCTGGTTCAGCCAATATATAACTTAGAGTATCTATCAAAAATTTATGAAGTTTCAACATATAACTACGCAGCAATAAATGCAAAAGTTGCAAACATTGTAGGTCTAGGATATCAATTCGATGAGACAAGAAAAACAAACGATGCCCTTGACGGAATCACAGATGAAAAACAATTACAGAGAGCCAGAAAAAAGCTTGGCAAATTAAGACAAGATTTAGAGCAGTGGCTAGAGGATGTAAATGATGAAGAAACATTTACAGAAACTCTTATTAAAGCGTATACAGATTTAGAAGCAACTGGTAATGGCTTTATTGAAATAGGCAGAACAACTCGTGGAGATATTGGATACATTGGACATATTCCAGCAAAGACAATGCGTGTAAGAAGATTACGTGATGGCTTTATTCAGTTGCTTTACGGAAAGGCTGTTTTCTTCAGAAACTTTGGCGATCAAGATACACCGAATCCAATTGCTGGCGGACTAGATAGACCAAACGAAATTATTCATTTAAAGAAATATACTCCTATGGATAATTACTACGGTATTCCAGATATTATTGCTGCACAAGTAGCTCTTGCAGGAAATGAATTTTCTGGTCAGTACAACCTTGACTATTTCCAGAACAAGGCTGTTCCAAGATATATTATTACTGTTAAGGGTGCCAAACTTTCACCAGAGTCAGAAAGAAAATTGCTTGAGTTTTTCCAGGTTGGACTAAAGGGCAAAAACCATAGGTCTCTTTATGTCCCTCTTCCACCAGATACGCCTGACTCAAAGGTTGAATTTAAAATGGATCCAATTGAGGCTGGAGCACAGGAATCATCATTTAATGTTTATCGTAAAGCAAATAGAGATGAAATTCTTTTAGCACACAGAACTCCAATTTCTAAAATTGGTATTCCAGAAGGAATTAATTTAGCTGCAGCAAGAGATGCGGATAAAACATTTAAAGAGCAGGTTTGTCGCCCAGCACAAATGAGATTAGAGAAAAAAATTAATTTAATTATTGCTGAAAAAACAGATGCCGTTCAAATTAAATTTAATGAACTTAGCCTTACAGATGAAGATACTCAGTCAAAGATTGATGAGAGATATTTAAGAATGCAGGTTATTACCCCTAATGAAGTTCGTCTAAGAATGGGTAAAATTGCAATTGAAGGCGGAGATGAAGTTATTCAATTAAAGCCTCAGCAGCAGGCAGAAATTAGAGCTCAGGCTGGACAGACAAGAACTAGGGATCAAGAAAGACAAAATAATTCTCCAGATATTTCTGGGGAAGCCAGGAATCCAAAAGGTGACGGAAGTCAGGTAGAATAATCTACTCGACTGTTATTTGCCTTTTTATATATATGCCTATAAAATTAAGCATATGAATATCGAAAAATCTTACTGGTCATCAAGTGGAGAGAACCTTCATTTATCAGTTCCTTTCACAAAGGTCAACATAGAAAAAAGAACAGTGTCTGGTTTTGCGACACTAGATAATGTTGACCAAACAGGAGACGTTGTAACAGCAGATGCAAGCCTAAAGGCGTTTGAAAACTTTAGAGGTAATCTTAGAGAAATGCATCAGCCAATTGCTGTAGGTAAGGTTGTTTCTTTTAAGCCAGAGACATACTACGATCAAGATTCACAAAAGTTTTATAATGGAGTTTATGTAACATCATACATTTCAAAGGGCGCACAGGACACTTGGGAAAAGGTTCTCGATGGAACTCTTACTGGATTTTCAATCGGCGGAAAAATTAAAGATTCAGATAATGAAGTTAACAAGTCTACAGGAGAAACAGTAAGATTTATTAAAGACTATGATCTAGTTGAACTATCTATTGTAGACTCTCCAGCTAATGAACTATGCAATATTTTTTCAATTGAGAAATCAAATGGGGCTATGGTCTTTAAGGGAATGGCTGCAGAGATTGTAACAGAAAACATTTTTTATTGTGAAGAAAGCAATTCAGTATTTCTTTCTACAGAAAAAACATTTGATTCACCAATTACTGGTAAGCCAGCATCTATTATTGGATGGGTAGAAAAGTCAGACATTAATAAGTCTAACGAAGTACAGAAGATTCTTGATTCATTTAAGAAATCAAGATTTACGTTGCCTGATACACAAACAATTGCAAAACAGGCAAACGCAGAAGGAGGTAATGAAGTGTCAGAAAACACAGAAAACGCAGTGGTTGAAGAGACCGCTGTTGAAGAAACAGTTGCCGTTGAAGAAACACCAGCAGCTGAAGAAGCTCCTGCAGAAGATGCAGTTGCAGACGCTCCTGCCGAATCTCTGGAGAAAGCAGCCGACGTATCAGAAGTTATGGTTGATGAACCTGATTTTGCAAAGATGCTTGGTGACCTAAAGGGCTTTTTCTCAGAAACTCTAAATAAAGCTGCACAGACAAACGCAGCTCAAGTTTCATCTATTCAAGATACTGTTGAGTCATTCAGCAAGAGCGTAGATGTAAGAATTTCAGAGTTGGCAGAACAGCATGCTATTTTAAGCAA